ATGGTTGGGCTTGAGGAATTGAAACTTGATGTTCCTAACTGGGTTATCTATGAACAAAACAAACACAACTTGCGTTGTGGTGGTGTTATCTTCTTTGGGTCAAGTGGCACTGGTAAATCCAGTGGTGCGAGAGCCATAGGTATGGATCTTTTGGGCGATTCATTCTCGCAGAACTTCCACCCATTCAATGCCTCCGATGATAGAGGAATACAATTCATTCGCAATAGGTTGAAGCCTCTTGCTGAACAGCGAGCCGTTGGACACGACTTCAAGATTATATTCCTTGATGAAGCCGATGGATTGACTAATGATGCTCAAGATGCACTTAGAGAAATAATCGAGTCAACTGGCACACATGTGCTTTGGATATTAGCGTGCAACCGTATTGGTCGTATCATTCCAGCCTTGAGGTCAAGGCTACCTGCATACAATTTTACTCCCTTGAACGGTGATGATGCCGAAGGTTTCATCTTGCGTATCATAGAACAAGAGGACTTGCCCCAAGAATGGCTTGACTCCGTTCCACAATTGGTGAAGAAATACAAAGGCGATATGCGTGCCTGTTTGAAACTTCTCCAAACTCTCAATCCAAAAGACGCTGATGCTTTGAGTCGAAGCGTGGAGAAAGATACAGACGGGATTAGAAGTCTTTACTCGGCTATTGCTGGTGGTGGTGAATTGATTGAATTATCAAGCGATTTAGTAATACAGCAAGGTTATTCCCGTGATGATATTATTGATGGTATGCACGATGCGATTATCCATCATTACAATGAAGGTGATGTGGGGCAAGCGGTTGCCCTCAAGCACCTTATGATACTGGGTCAGTGGGCGGCAAGATCCTCCGACTGGCTATCGAGCGATGTCCTATTCCTCCAATCAATGGTGGGGGATTATAGACAAAGAGGTTTTTGAAATGAGCGAAAATAGAGAAATAGGTAACGAATGTATTGAAGAAGCGAGCAAGATATTGGGTATCAGTGTTGAAGAAGCACAGGCATCCTTTGGTTCGTGGATGAACGAAACTTTCCCCGATATGTGGGATATGGTCGGTAAAACGATTGATGGTCTTGATGATGATGATTACAATGACTTTGCTGATATGTTCGTTTGTGCAAACCGCCCAACAGGCGGTGGCGGCGGTTCCGGTGAGGAATGGGTCGGTGCATTCATTGGTTTTGATAGAAGAATTGACTTGATGAAAAGAAAGCGTGAAATGGCTATTGACATAGCCACTGCTGATTTATCGGGTGCTATCAATAACGGTTTCACTTACAATGGCAACAAGACCGGTATAGGTCGTGCCTTTACTGCTGATGGTGTTTGGCGTGCTGAACACAGTGCGGGAACCTTCGTTTCCACTGTGGCATCCGATACAACACCGGACTGGGTTATCCCTCTCAATGAGAAACTATCCAT